TCGTTGATTTCGAGGACTCGCACGCCGTGATGGTATTCGTCGGCCATGGGGATTGCCTGCGCAGTGGTGGAAAGACACTGCACAGGCTGCCGCGCGCGCGTTGGTTCGGCGAGTGGGTGGACTTGTAGGCGGAAGGGTTACAGGTATTCGGCTAGCCATTCAGGTGCTGTGGGCCGGTGATCGAGCATCGGAAACTCACCCGTCTGTGGCCAGTCGCGCAGCTGCCGGCGATAAGCCTGCAATTCAGTATATTGCTCAGGCGTCAGGGTCGTGACGCCGGCCGCTTCCAGCTCGTCGCGATGCCGCGCTACAACGCCATCCGTTGCCGCTAGCTGACCATCACGCCAAGCCCGCTCAATCGCTGCAAGATACTCAGGGGATGGCGGTGGCGGATCAACTAACACTGGGTAGCCATCGGCGTCACTTGTAATGACTCGTCCAGCGGACTGCCCATCAAGCAGCGCTGTATATAGCTCGCGGGGGATTTCCACTGCATCCGCTGGAATCAAGCAGGCCGGGTTGTCGGCCTCCAGCGTGTCAGGCACGGCGTCCATGTCAGGCACATTTCTGACGGTGATCGGCTCGTCCCCGGTGTTGGTCATCGGCTCGCCACCGATCCACACGGATTCACCCGGCTGTACGACCACATCCTTTATCGGCCTGATCCACGCCGGATCAGCGATATTGATTCGACGTGCCCCATGAAACTCATCAAAGTAAAAGCCGACACCTTGAGCGCTGAAATACATAGTCATTCTCCAACTGCGATGTAGTCGAAAGCGCCCGAGCTGACACTTGGCGAAAAAGAGCTCCCATTCCAGGACAGCGATTTAATCGTCACCCCATTGACCGTTTTCCCGGTGGAGCCATAGACCGTAAAGTTACTGGCGCTCCAGCCATTCGCCCCAGACTCAAATGCGATCACTTGACGGCAGGCACTAGGAAAGGCCATAGGGAACGAAATAGTGGCCGTCCCGTTGACCGTACCACCACTACCTCTTTGAAGAATCGTGCCGCCTGGCATCTTCTGAAAACCGTTGAAGCCAATCGCGGCGCCAAAGTCAGAGATATGCTTCAACGTTGCCGATCCGGCCAAAAAATAGTTGGTCCCCTGCACAGTTACTTCGAGCGATGATCCGGGGTTAACCACCACACTCGGGAGGTTGGCCGTCGCAATCACCGACATACTGCCGCCCGCAGGCGGCACTACGGTTAACGGTCCGGCCCCGACGTTTCGGATATAAATTGTTGATCCAGTCGGCACGCCACCAATGGCCGGCAGAGTTAGCGTGATCGCGAGCCCAGTGTTCCCCAGAACAATGCGACCAAAATCCGTTACCGGCATGTTGGCGTTACCGGTATAGATCGTCATGTTGCCGAGATTGCCAATCGCCCGCTGCACGAATTCGGTGGTAGCAAACGCCTTATCGGCAGTGAAAAGCGGTTGCGTGATGAAGTTCGCGCCATTCATGAATGCGGCCGAGGCCAGTCCCAGCGAGCCACCCATGACCGCCCAAACCCCGCCAATCACTACCAGCTCGACAGAATCCCAAACCCCCAACGATAGACTGCTGACCAGGCCGCTGGCTGAGGCAAATTTGTCAGCACCTTGAGCGGCGAGTGTGATGGCGCCCGTGCCTTCATTCCTTAGCACGATCTTCGCGCTGTTAGGTGCCGCAGGGCCGAGAAGAGGCAGAGTCACCGTGTACCCAGTACCGAGGAGCCGGATTGCGCCCCCGCAATGAGCCGCAGTCAGTGTGGCGGTCGCGGAAAGGATGGATACCGCTGCGTGGTTGCCCAGCGCGCGCTGGACGAACTCAGTGGTGGCCAGGGACTGATTGCTGCTGAACTGCGCCGGCGTGTTCGCCGTGGGGTTGATCAGCGCCGGCGAGTTGATCGGCGCAAAGCCTTGGGTCACGTCCTGAAACGTCAGCGCCGTGGTGCCTACGACAATCACGCCATCGCTGACCATCTGCCAACGAGTGTCGGCCAGGGTCGCGCCCTGCTCGACCGATGTCAGTAACGCTGATGTCACCTCGGCGTTGGTGTCGGCATCCGGCGCCCGGGTCCAGACCGCCGCCGCCGCAACATAAATGCCGTTGTCTTTGGGCACAGTCTGATTTTTCACCAGCACCCGATCACCCGCGACCAAGGCCACCGCGTCGATGGTCTGAAGCCCAGCCAGCGCGATGTTGGCCGTGGTGGCCACGCGCACCGACTGCTTGTTGTCGAGCTTGTTCAGTTCCTCCAGGACTTTCCCATCGACATAAGCACGAGTGGCCAGAACCACGCTGGGATCGATCTTGAGTTCGACGTTGCTGGCGTTGCTGACGATCAAGTTCATCCGCACGACCTGCGTACGGCCAGAGCCTTGCGCCAGCAGTGGCTTGAACGACGGAGCGCAGTTGGCGATGGCGACCAGGTCGCCGTCTGCGTCATACAGGCCGATTTCACGAATCCACCAGCCACCCACGTCTTCAGGGATGACCTGCTCGGCAACGATGATTGCGCTGTTGGTTGGGTCGACCTTGAGCTGATTGAGCGGGGCACGACGACGCTCATTGATCAGCGCGGTCTGCGCTGCTGACGGAATAGGGTCCGCTCCACTGGCATCGCCGACACCCATTTGGGTGATCTTCCAGGCGATGCCCAGGGCATTGGCGTTGGCCTGTTTGGCGGTGCCGATGGTGGTCAGGATGGCTAAAAACTGAGAGTTCTGGTCGATCATGGGTATACATCCAGAGTGTCGATGATGTGGTCGCGGCCGCCCCGGCCAATGACGCCAGTGACTTCGATGTCGCGCTGAATGGGTGGGTACACGGTGATTTCGTCACCCTCGTAGATCGCGGCGCCCATGTAGAGGGGGCCGGTGGTTTCGAGACTGATGGCCAGGCCGACCAGGTGTCGGCTTCGCGGTTTGGCGTCATCGATGAGGAACGTGAGCTCCTGGTACATCTCGTCGGTGATGCCGGTATCGAGTACGCCAACCTTCAGCGCGAATGTGCCGGGTACGCCTTCGGGAATGGTCTCGAACCACTCCACCACTTCAATGAGATAGCCCAGCGGCTCGACCACGCGGCGCAGGGCGCCGATGGTGCCCTTACGAGAGTGGATGTAGTACGCCGCTTGGATGGCGGCGCGTTTGGTGGCTTCCGTCCATTTGCTATCCCAGCGATCGACCGAAAAGGCCCATGCCAAGTAAGGCAACAGATCAACCGGGCACGCCATCGGGTTCCAGAGCTGACGCAGCGGAATCGGTGTGCGCTGAATTTGCGCCAGTGCTTGGGCGGCCAAGCGCTCCAACTGGCTGGCATTACGCGGTAACAGCGACACGGGGCCCATTACTCAACACCCTGTGTCAGCGTAATAGCTGTGCAGTACGGCGCCTGATACGGCGTGGCGGCGATGTCGATCCAGGCATCCAGCTCTACCTTGCGCACACCTTCGACGTGCAGCGCGGCGTGGATGGCGGACTCGGACACCTCCATACCCAGCCGGCGACGTTGATGCACGTAGGTCAGCAGGCGTTGGTTAGCTGCGGCAAGGATCGGCTCGGACTCGGGGCCGCTGGTTTTCAGGTAGAGCCTGGCGCTGACCTGATAAGGGATGACAGCTGCGCTCTGCACGGTCAGGCGATCCGCCACAGGCCGGCGGTCTTCGTCGCTCAGGTAGGCGTTGACGATACTGAGCAAGCCCGCGTCTGCGGTGCCGTCGCCCAGCAAGGATTGCACCGTTACTACTACGACTGCGGGGCTTGGGCTTTCTGCTGTGGCATCGGCCACTCGGCCATCGGCAGCGCGGGCGTGGAAGATGTAGCTGTTGCGTGGGCCTGCGGTGCTGAGGCCTTCCCAAGCCATTTGGGCGCGTTCGCGCAAACTGTCGTAGCTCTCCAGGACTTCGGGGATTGGTGGTACGGCGCTAGGGTTGCCGACCTGCACCACCAGGCGTTCGACGTTGTAATTCGCTGCCAAGTTTTCCAGGTCGGCACCCTGGGCCAAGGCGAGCATGTTGGCGACGGCGCCCTCGTTGACGCGCTGACGCCAGATGGTCTCGCGGTAGGCGTTCTCCTCGAGCAGCTTGGTCAGTGGTTCCGACTCCAGCTCAAGGCGGGCGGCGATTTCCGCTTGCTCGTCCGCCGGCCACAGGCTGATGGCATAGGCCTTACGCTCGGCCAGGATCAACTCATAGTCGATTTGTTCAACGATCTGAGGGGGCGGGAGCTGGCTGAGATCGATCGGGACGAAGGTGTTCATACGCTGGCCCCCAGTTGCAGCGGGATACTCAGGTTGTGTTGTTGATTACTGTCGACTTCGGCGCCTTCCAGCTCCAAAACAACCTCACCCTGCAGGCTGACACCGGTGAACTGCACGCGACTGAGGTTGATACGGGGCTCCCAGCGCAACAAGGCCATGGCGGTAGCGGCATACACGCGCAGCCGCGTGGCGTCGTTGAAGGGATGATCCACCAACTCGGGCAGCAAACTGCCGTAATCGCGGCGCATGACGCGGGAACCAATTCGCGTGTTCAGAATGTCGGTGATCGACTGGCGGATGTGTTCCAGGTTGCCGATGGCACTTCCGGTTTCTCGGTTCATAGGGGTTTTCCTGACTGATCAGGGCCAGCTCTCACGCCGCCATGCGGGTGGTTGACCAGGCTGATACCGGCTGCGATGACATCTTCCGAGACGGTGACCATTCCGGTGATGTTCTGATTGCCGGTCTGGGTGTAGTCGCCCTCATGGGTGATCGGGCCGACGATGTGAATACCGCCCTGGCTGATCAATTCAGTGGTGCCGGCCTCGGGCAGGACTGCGCGCAGGTGATGGGCAATGCTGTCGTATTCGATCACGGCGCCGTCGCGGTAAGTGCGGCGGTGCAGGCCTTCGCGGTCACCATTGGCCGCATGCTCGTCGCTGAAAATGCCGGTGAGGGCCACGCCGTTGGCAAGTTGACCGGACGGGCTGAACAGAATGACCTGCTCTTTTTCGGTAGGTGGGTCCCAGTCCTTGTCCAGACCGGCACGCAGGGCAATCCATGGCAACCAGGCCGTGAGCAAATCGCCGGTTTTCACGCGCACGCGCGGCGGCTTCATCTGAACTTCGGCAACAGTG